TTTTGGACTCCCTGCAACAGCAGATTTTATGTTTGCAATTATTACTAATGAGAATTTGGAAGCAGAAGGACAAATGTTGATTAAACAACTGAAAAATCGTTATAGTGATATTACCTCAAATAAGAAATTTTTAGTGGGAGTTGATAGAGCAAAAATGAGACTCATTGACTTAGGAGAAGAGGCTTCACAGGCAAATTTAGTTGATACTGGTAAAGAAGAAAAAGAAGATGTGCCGGTATTTGATACACCTTCAAAGAAAACGAAAAAAGATTTCGGGGAGTTTAAATTTGAATGATAGTGATAACGTAATAAATCTGACTGAATATAAAGCAGAAAGAATAGAAAAAAGAAAAAAAGAAGAACAGAGTCGATCTGTTCCTACCCTCAAGGCATTCTTGCCAAATGAGTATTACATTTTCCCTGAAATGGGGTTAATGATCCATGTCCTATTTCTTACGGACAAAAGTGTACATTACGACAATGAAGCAGTTTATATGATGGAAGACCAATTTGGCAATTTTTTTGCTGATGTGGTTGAAGAAGAAACTTGCGATGGATGGCATCCACTCCACAGGGATGTATTTATGGATGCTATAGGAAAAAACGAACCACCAGAACCTGAAGCATCTTAAAGGTGTGTAGTATTATAAATATATCAGTAAATAGGAGAGCTCAATGAAAACATTTTGTGAACTAACAGAAGCAAGAATAACTCTACCAAAATACGCGCCGGGTTCTGAATTTACCTTAAATGATAGAGATCCAAATAGTGTTCATAAAGCATTATTTTCTCTTAATTATAAACCAGGAGCTGTATTTAAAAAAACTGAAACTGAACCTACAAAGGAGGTGGGAGAAGGTCCTTTGTCTGTTACCTTAGAAGATGAAAAGAAAAAAATCATTAAAGTTTTAGGAAGTAAATCTTCATTACATAACGCTTTTAATGTTGGATCGCTAAAGGGTGGCGGAGCAATGAAAGCGGCAGATTGGGAAGAAGTTATTACAATTGCTCATAATAGAGACAAGAAGGGTATAGATAGCGATGCAGCCGCCAAATTGGGAGATATATCTTTACCAATTAAAGATAGAGTATTAGCAAATATAAACAATGGTAATGGAAAAAGTATTATTGATGCTGTAAATTTACCATCAAAACCAATGATACATTATGGTAGAGGAAAAGGATCCCCCTCAAAATTATGGTCAGATACTTTTAAAGATTTGAACATAAAAATGAATCCTAAAAGTATGACTCCAAAAACAGATATGTATATTGGTGATATGAGAATTTCTTTAAAACAAACTGGTGGATCTCAATTAATGAGTGGATATGCAGGAGATACAGCCGGTGTTATAACTGCTGCATATAATAAAGCCATAAAAAATAATAAAATCGATAGTGCCGCATTAAAAAAGTCTTTTGAATTTATGTATAAAGATGTAAAAGATAATTTTTCGAAATCACAAGATGTTGGTTCTGGTTCTAGAGAAATTACAAAGAAAGCAAAGTCGGGAGCAACATTAAATGCATTAGAACGTGCGGTAATGGAAACTGTTCAAAAGGGTTCACAGGTACAAAATCATTTTAGATGGATATTTTCTGAACATCCAGATGTAAAATATTATGCTATAGAAGAAGCTATGACAGGAAATATGAAATTTTCTGATGATAAGTCAATATCAAATTACTTAATGGTATTTAATCCTAGTGGATCAGGATCTCATATTGATAAAATTGATAAGTCAATAATTAAAGGTTATGTTTCTAAAACAACTTTTTCTGTTGGAATTAAATCAGCAGGAAGTAGAGGTGCACTTTCATTGAGAGGTATTGTTAAAGATGAATATGAACCAACATATGCAATGAAACGAATTATTTCAGAAGCATGGGATGAAATAGGAGAAGATAGAATATATTTATCTGAAGGATTATGGAAAAACATAAAAGATAAAGCATCTTCAGCTGTTAATTGGGTAAAAGATAAAGGCTTAAAAGTATTAAAAATGCTTTGGGATAAAATTGTTAATAAAATCATTACACTCTTACAGGAAGGTTATGGATGGATTCAAAGAATTTTTGGATGGTATCCTGATGTAAGATTAACATCTAATCCTCGTTATGTCTAATGTTTGCATTCTATAACTTTTTAACTGAACAGAAGAACCTTCACATGGAGCACCTTGAAGATGAGGTGTTGAATCATGGAGTAAAAGGAACAAGAGGAGCAATAAATTTCCTTCAGGGTTTACGTGATATGTTAGCGGGCAATGCTTCATCCTCTGTGAATGTTACAGTAAAATGGGATGGAGCCCCCGCAGTATTTGCTGGTATTAATCCAGAAAATGATCAATTTTTTGTTGGAACCAAAGGAGTATTTGCTAAGAATGCAAAGATAAATTATACTGAAAAAGACATAAATTCAAATCATTCTGGAGGATTGGCATCAAAACTTAAAGTTGCTCTCAATGAATTACCCAAGGCAAACATAAAAGGTGTTTTACAGGGTGATATGATGTACACGGAAGATGATTTAAAAACTGAAACTATTGATGGTGAATCTTATATAACTTTTCAACCAAATACAATTGTTTATGCTATACCGAAAAAATCTAAATTGGCGGCCAAAATCAAGTCCTCTACTATGGGAATCGTATGGCACACTACTTATAGTGGCGATACGATGGAGGGCATGACCGCCTCTTTTGGCGTAAGTTCAGGAGCATTCAGAGAAACTAGTTCAATATGGCAAGCAGATGCAAAATTTCAAGATACATCTGGAAGTGCTACCATGACAAAGAAAGAAACGGCAGATGTTACTAAAATATTAAATGAAGCTGGAAGGTTATTCAAAACATTAAATTCTAATATTTTAGAGATGATTGCAGATGACTCTCAAACAGGTTTATTAATAAAAGCATATACTAATAAGATGGTAAGACAAGGACAAAAAATTTCAAATGTGAGGAAACACACCGCGGGACTGATTGCATTTGTATATGATAAGTTGAAAGCAGATATTGATAAAGTAAAAAGAGATGATACTAAGGAAAAGAAAAAAGAGGTGATGGATAAATATGTAGGATTTCTTAGGAAAAATTCAAGTGAAATTGTTAAGGTATTTGCACTACAAAATTTACTTATTGATGCAAAACTATTAATTATTCGTAAGCTGGAGAAAGTTAAATCTATAACAACATTGATGAAGACATCTACAGGATTTAGAGTAACAGCACCAGAAGGATTTGTTGCTATAGATACACTTAAGGGTGGAGCAGTTAAATTGGTTGATAGAATGGAATTTTCAATGCAGAACTTCAATGCAGCAAAAAATTGGGATAAGTAAAATAAAAATCGAGGGAGGGTTATTAAATGAGAAGCTTTAAAAAATATTTAGATCAAGGATTTCACGAAGGATGGTTTTCTAAAAAAGATCCAGAAGATGAAGATGAAGAAAAATTACAGGATCTTGGTATGAAAGCTGCAGGTAGAGGCAGCTGGTCTAAAAAAGATCAAGAACAATATAATGATCTTTGGATGAAGATGCACAAAAAAGGACAAACACCAACAATGACACCTCCGGGTGCATATGATGATGATTCTTGGGGAACTAAAACTACTAAACTTCATAAGAAACTTAGACTTACTAAAAAAGATCATCCAAGTGTACTTTCATAATGAAATCTTTTAAAGGATATCTGAAGGAAGCACCGGCATGGACACAGAGTTTGTCTACCATGTTGTTTGATCTACCAAGAGCAGAGTTGGCAGATGTAAAGATTCCATTATCTCCGTCTATATTCAGTAGAGTATGGCCAAAACCAGTTCGTTCAAAGGTATTTCATTTAACTGATTTTGATGGTGTTAAAAAATTAAAAAAAATGCAAGGAAAGAAAAGATCAATTTCAGCATTTTATAATATTGACCCTTATATAATCTCAAGTGGAATTAAGTCGGAAGGTGGTTATGTTGTAGAATTGGATGGAGATGTTCTTGTCGCTGCGCCAGATGATATATCAAGTCAACCAGACAAAACAGGTAGACGGTGGTTGTCATGGAGTACACTTATTAGAGAAATGGGTGGTGGAAGTAAGATCAAGAAAATGGAAAAGGATATAGAGAATTTATTAGAAGATATTCTTATTAAAAATGATATGGGGCCATACAAGAAAAAATTGACCCAAAATGAACTTAACAAAGGATGGTCTTATCTTGGTAAATCAGTTGGTGGAAAAGAAAAATCAATAATTATCAAAGATTACATTGATGGAATGGAAAAGATTATGAAGAAGCATTCCAAACAATTACGTTCTCTATTTACAGATTATGTCGATAACAGAGAACTCACACCAGATCCAGATAGTGGTGAATTCGAATTATGGGATGAAATAGTAGTTAATAATTTTAAGATTAAAAAGATTCATGTAGGGCCAGAATTTGCAATGGACTTTGAAAAGGGAGGCGATCTCGAGGATGAAAGTAAGATAGAAGGATTTCCATTTGAACTATATGATGATGTGGGAGATATGGCAGATTATGTTACTAGAACAAGTCAAAAGGGAAAATGAAATCATTTAAACAACATATAGATGAAAAAATAGAATTTTATTTAGATAAATCTAAAGATAATACTGAAAAATATGTCGCACATGATGGTGATTATTGGTATACAGGTAAAATTGGTATGAAAGGTGGAGAGATGTTTTTGAAGTTTACGGCAATAAGTGGAAAAAATAGTTATTTTGAAAAGGCTAAGTTAAAAAAGACAACACCAAAGGAAATTGAAAAAGATGTTGGTATAACAGTAGATTCTAAGAAATTTTATAAGAGATGAAAACATTTAAAGGATATCTAACAGAATTTGCATCATATAGTACTTCAGAACTTGTGTTTAGGAATAATGGTCAAGGATCAGGATCTTCAGGTTTAATGATTCCTATTTCTGGGCCTATGTTCAAAAGGATATGGCCGGATACGATTCGTACAACAGTTTTTCATACAACTGATTTGAGGGGTCTTCCAAAATTAAAAAAGCTTGAGGGAGGAAAGAAAACCATCTCAGCATTTTTCTCAATGATGTCTCGTTATATGGAAGGTGGTATAGCAACAGGAGGTGGTATTGTCGCAGAAATGGAAGCTGATGTACTTATATCCGCCAGAGATGATATAATGAGTCAAGTAGATAATAAAGGTAGAAGGTGGGTTGAAATGTCTTGGTTTGCCAATGCACAAAGAGGTGGAACAGGACCCAAATTTGCAGTAGTGGAACGTGAACTTAATGATTTAATAAGAGAACTTGTATTAAAACATCTTTCACCGATACTAGGAAAAGATAGAGCACGAAGAGAACAGGAATTCCAGCTTTGGGCCGATATGAAAAAACACATGTCCGGAGATGGAAAAGCATTAAGCAAAGTAATAAAAGACTATTTTGATGGAGTAGAGAAAATTATTAAAAAGAATAAAGAAGTATTGGGTGGTATATTTTATGGTTATGCAAAATCAAAAAGAATGACAGATAATGCATGGGATGAACAAATAGTTAATAATATTGAGATTAAAAAAGTTCATATTATAGATTTTACAACGAAAGCACCATCACTTCAGGGACAGTTGGACGCATCTAAAGATTTTGCAAAATCTAAAGGGTGGACAATAAAAATGTGGGATGCCACAGAGACAACCGATTTAGAAATATACACAAGAAAAGTTGTTGCAAAGGAAATAAAAAAATGAAAACATTTAAATCACATATTGATGAATTATACAAAGATTATCCGGGAAAAGGATGGGTTTTAGATACTAAAGATGAACCAAAAAAACTTAAAGATAAAGATATTGTATGGAGATCCAAAGTTCATCATTGGGATGATACTGTAAGAAGTGATAATACGAGATTTATAATAGTAAAAAATAAAGGAAAATTTGATATGTGGGCAAAGAGTGATAAAAGTGGTAAAATAGTTTTTCATTTTGGTACGAAACCTACACTCGATGCCGCAAAAGAATTTGCATCAATTAGAAAATGGCAAGAGAAAAAATGAAAACAGCAGTATTTGCATTTGGGAGATTCAATCCTCCTACAATCGGACACGAAAAATTGATAAATGCAGTAATTGCAGTTAATCAACGTGAAGGTGGAGCTGCCTTTATTTATGGTAGTCATACACAAGATTCAAAAAAGAATCCTCTATCCCATAAACAAAAGTTTAAGTATT